CCAGAACTTCTACAATGGTACACTGAAGAAGAGTGGGACAAGATGAATGACATACTTGATCACGCTAAAGATGAAGAATATAGCTATGCGGCTATTGAACAACTAATTGAAAAGTATCTAGTACGAAATCGTGCTACTAAAGAAATTTATGAAACGCCACAAATACGTTATATGGTAGCGGCAGCCACTGTATTCCATAACGAATTGCCAGGCCAGCGTTTAAAATATATCAAGGAATATTACAATGCGTCTAGTGATGGTTTGTTTACTCTTGCCACTCCTGTGCTTGCTGGACTCGGCACTCCAACGAAACAATTCAGTTCTTGCGTGCTTATTCGCAGTGATGACGACTTGGATAGTATATTTGCTAGCGGAGAAATGATGGCCAAATATGCAAGCAAGCGTGCTGGCATCGGTTTAGAAATTGGCCGCCTGCGTCCATTGGGTAGTCCTATTCGTGGCGGTGAAATCATGCACACGGGTATGATTCCTTTCCTTAAGAAGTGGTTTGGTGATTTACGTAGCTGTTCGCAAGGCGGCATACGTAACGCATCAGCTACTGTGTTTTACCCTATCTGGCATCATCAGTTTGATGATTTAATTGTGTTGAAAAACAATCAAGGAACAGAAGAAACCCGTGTTCGTCATATGGACTACGGAGTTGTACTAAGTGCTTTCTTCTGGCGCAGATTTAAAAACAAAGAAATGATTACATTCTTTGATCCTAATGAAGTACCTGACTTATACGAAGCGTTCTACAAAGATACAGCACTGTTTGAAGAGCTTTACGTCAAGTATGAAAAACGTAAAGACTTACGTAAGAAACAAATGGCCGCTGAAGAGGTATTCAAAGGTGGTATATTAAAAGAACGTACTGATACAGGACGTATCTATCTTGTGTTTATCGACAACGTAATGAACCAAGGACCGTTTGACCCAGAGTATCACACAATCTATCAAAGTAATTTGTGCTGTGAAATTTTACTCCCAACTAAGAGTTTCAAACGCTTAGATGATGAAGAAGGTCGTATAGCATTGTGTACACTAGGCAGTATTAACTGGGGAAGTTTCCGTAATCCAGAAGATATGCGCCGTGCTTGCCGTATCCTACAACGTAGCTTATGTAACATCTTAGACTATCAAGATTTCTTAAGTATACAGAGTAAACTAAGCAACGACGAAATCCAACCATTAGGTATTGGTATTACAAACTTAGCGTACTGGCACGCAAAACGTAGCTTTAAGTATGGCGAAAAGGATGCCCTACAAGAAGTTAAATCCTGGATGGAACATCAAGCGTTCTATCTAACAGAAGCCACGGTTGAACTTGCTAGAGAACGTGGCGCATGTAAAGATAGTGCTAAGACACGTTACGGTAAAGGAATCTTTCCTTGGGAATTACGTGCCAACGGTGCTAACGAACTAGCTGATTTTACACCAGAATTAGATTGGGAAACACTACGAGTTGATATGAAACAATACGGTGTACGTAATGCTACCTTAATGGCAGTAGCACCAGTTGAAAGTTCTAGTGTTGTTATTAACAGTACTAATGGTATTGAAATGCCGATGAGCCTAATTAGTGTTAAAGAAAGTAAAGCTGGATCATTTATACAGGTTGTTCCAGAATATCACAAGTTAAAGAATAAATATCAACTCATGTGGGAACAAAAGGACTGTGATGGCTATTTAAAAACTGCCGCAGTATTAGCTGCCTATGTAGATCAAAGTATTAGTACTAATACATTCTACAATCCGGCACACTGGGCAGATCGTAAAGTACCAACTACACTGATTGCTAAAAACTTAATGCAGGCGCAGCTATGGGGATTAAAAACATTCTACTATAGTTTAATTAACAAACAAGGTAGTAAAGCAGTAGCAGAAGATTTACCACCACAGACTAAACAAGTTGAAGAATATATAGAAGAGGACTGCGAAAGCTGTAAGTTATAATGTCAAAAGAACAATACGATTTAAGTACTAAAACAGATTATCTACATCGCAAGATGTTTCTAGACCCAGCAGGTCCGGTAACTATCCAGCGGTTTGAAGAAGTTAAGTATAACAAGATTGCTAACTTCGAAGCTACAGCACGAGGATTCTTTTGGCAACCGGAAGAAATTAGTCTTAGCAAAGATGCTAACGACTTTAAAGATGCTAGTGATAGTGTTAAACATATCTTTACCAGCAATTTGTTACGTCAAACAGCTCTAGATAGCCTACAAGGCCGCGCTCCTAATCAAGTATTTGGTCCAGTTGTTAGTTTACCAGAACTAGAAGCACTTATCAGCAACTGGAGTTTCTTTGAAACTAACATTCATAGTAAGAGCTACAGCCACATTATCCGTAATATCTATAACGTGCCTAAAGATGTATTCAACACCATCCACGATACACAAGAGATTGTAGGCATGGCTAGTACTATTGGCAATTATTATGATAAGTTACATGTAATTAACTGCCGTAAAGAGATGGGTGATAAAGTAACTGAACATGAACACATCAAAGCTATCTGGTTAGCTCTACATGCTAGTTATGGCTTAGAAGCATTCCGCTTTATGGTATCATTTGCTACAAGTTTGGCTATGGTAGAGAATAAAATCTTTATTGGTAATGGTAACATTATTAGTCTAATTCTACAAGATGAATTACTACACAAAGAGTGGACAGCGTTTTTGATCAACCAAGTGGTTAAAGAAGATCCTCGCTTTGCTGCAATTAAAGCAGAATGCGAAGACGAAGTATATGCTATGTACTTAGATGTTATCCGTGAAGAGAAGTTCTGGGCTGATTACCTATTCAAAATGGGTCCAGTTATTGGCTTAAACGCTAATATTTTGAAAGATTTTGTTGATTATACAGCCGTAGATGCCCTAAAACAAATTGGCATACGTTACAACCAACCTGCCCCTAAGACAACACCCATTCCTTGGTTTAACAAGCACAGCGACACTAGCAAAAAGCAAACAGCCTTACAAGAGTCAGAGTCAACTAACTACGTCATTGGTGTAATGGGCGATAGTATTGACTATGATGAGTTACCTACGTTATGAGTTGGTTTTTAAACATAACACTAGTATATAGTATTGCTTTTTTAATCAATTGGATTATAGTGCCATGTTATCCGCTAGAATATTTTGTTATAGGGTATATACTAACTTTAAGCATACCGTGGTACATAGGCATTAAAAGTTTAAATGGAAAAAAATAATGATTACAGTATATTCAAAAAACAATTGTCCGTTTTGCGAACAAGCAAAAGGATTATTAACAAAGAAAGAAATACCATTTGAAGTGGTAAAAATTGATGAACAACCAGAAGCACGTGAGTGGTTAATGGCTGAAGGACATCGCACAGTACCACAACTATATTTAGATGGTAAACTATTCGTAGAAGGTGGATTTCAGGGCTTGACAAAATTATCGGATGAAGAACTACAACAAAGGTTGGGAGCATAAAATGGCAAAATTAACCGTATTTACAGACAAGGGTGTTAGATCAGTTGTAGCTAAACAATACCTGGATAAACTAGGTGTTGACTATGATGAACGTAGTTTAGAAACTGACGCTAGTGCTAAAGTATTTTTAGAAAGTAACAGTAGGGATGGGGCACATTATCCACTACCACAATTTTTTGTAGGTGATAGTATAGCGTGGGAAAACGGATTCCATGATGTAAATGGATTAACATTAGAACAAATCAACGAACGGGTAGGAGAACTCAATGCTTAAAGCACCGAAGTATCAAAAGGATCAAGTGGTAAGTTTCAAATTAGTCAACGGCGATGAAGTTGTTGCTAGAATTGTAGAAGAGGGCGACGATGCGTTTGTAGTAAACAAACCTACTACAGTAATTCCAAGCGCACAAGGTATGGGACTGCTACAAAGCCTGTATACAAGTGACTTAAATAATAGTATTACTATTGAAAAACGTCATGTAATGTTACATGCGCCTACAGTAGAACAGGTACAAAATCATTACATCCAAACTACCACCGGTATTGAACCAGTTAGTGCGGGTGGTATTATAACTTAAGGTATTAATAATGTCTAGCAGTCTTAGCCCAGCAGTAACAACAGTAATCACAGGAATCTCAGAAGGTCGCTGTTTACAAATAGCAAATTCTGTAACTTCGGCTAACACTGCTATGACTCAAGCTGTTACCTATCAACGAGTAGTGATTAACACTGCTCCATCACATTCGTTCGCTAACACCATATCAAGTGTACAGGCTAACCTAACTGTTCTATCTAATAAAATAATGTTACGCGGCCCAATTGGATTTGGCGTAATATTAGGACAGATTAGA